GCAGCAAGTCACGGCGACCGAAACGAGAAAGGGCGTTATCGAGATCGCCACGAATGCAGAAGCGCAGGCCGGGACGGATGCCGAAAAGGCAATCACCCCGGCGACATTGCAGCAAGTCACGGCGACCGAAACGAGAAAGGGCGTTATCGAGATCGCCACGCAATCCGAAACGGACGGCGGCACCGACGACGCAAAAGCCATCACGCCCTTAAAACTCAAGACAATGCTGCCCAACTATACGGGCTACATTTCGAAGGCGGCGGTGAAGGCCACGGGAGGAAATTCAAGCCGTAGGCTTCAAGACCGTTTCGGCGACATTCTGAACATGCTCGATTTTGGAGCGAAAGGTGACGGGACCACGAACGACACGGCGGCATTTACTTCGCTGGAAAATGCCTTTACAGGGCGTGACGTGAACTTGTACGGGAAAACCTACGTCGTCACGGCGCGGCCCACGGGAAACAATTATTACAACGGTTTCTTCAAGGTCGGGAACGTAACGGTCAAGCCCGTCTATGACTTCTTCAAGTTCGGCGGGACCGCGAAGGACTTCTTGAATATCCGCCGTGATTTTACGGAGTTTACGCGTGGTGGTGGCGCGTTGCTCGCCGCTGATGTTGTTCGCAAGGGCGAAAATCCGGGAAACGTCGTGCAGGGTGCCGTGGTAGATTCCGTGAACCGCTACCTTTACACTCTGCATCTTACGACGAATGGGCAAGCGGTCATTAACCGTTTCCCGTTCACGAAACTTGGCGGGGCCTTGAAGATTGATTCGACGGCCTACTCTACAAAATCGAACTACGTAGGAAATCAAGGCCTCGGCATTGAATACAGGTCGGGCGGCTCCGTAAAACTTTGGGGGTCCGTTGCCTATAACAACGTCGGCACGGCTTCGATTACTTCACGCGGTACAAAGGCGGTTCGTTTCAACCCGCCGACAGGCAACGGTACAAGCGTCGATTCGGGAATAGAAGTATTTAACTTGTTCCCCGAAGTCGCAAACTCTTCACAGGCGACAACCGTTTGCGTTTCCTATTCGGGCAAATACCTTGTCGCAAAGTACAATCTTTCGGGCAATCAATTCAAGGTCCGTATTTTCAAGGTTTCAGACTTTACTTCGGCGGGCGATTATTCGAACAAGTTCATCCATGAGTTTACCGCCGAATTTACGCATGACACGGGAAGCGGCGTGGAACGCGCCTTGCAGGGTATCGCTTGCGATGACCGCTTCATCTATTTCTTGGCCGGAGGAATAGGCGTAAACGTCGGGCATTCCATCTACATTTATGACATGTACGGAAACAAGGTTGACGAATACCGCGATGTTTCCGTCGGCAAGGAAATCGGCGAGGATGTAGGCACAACGTATTACGAACCCGAATCGCTTTTCTTTACGGAAATAAACGGGTGCCCCCGTCTTTGCTTGCAGATTGCGACAGGCGACACGGTGGGGCAGCGGCTTTGCCATGTTATCGCCTTGAACTTGCGGCAGAGCTACTATTTCCCGGTCGGCGTGAATACAAGTTCATATCACGGCGTAGCTATCGACGAACAGGGCCGCATGATCAATGCGGAGGGAGCCGAAAATATATCGTTCTATCCTTCGGGACTGTCCGCCGAATTTACGGCAAGGACCGGGGCCGCACAAAAGACAATAGCCCGTTTCTCCAACGACAACGCCGGAGCGGCTTTTAACTTGTTCAAGTCGCGCGGTGCGAAGGTAGGGACAAGCCGAAGCATCTTGCCCGGTGACATGGTTGCGCAAGTCAACTTCATGGCGGACAACGGCAAGATTGACTATGCAGGGGAAACGATTGGTGCGCGTGTAGGCTACCTGCAATGCAGCGTATTGTCGAGTTCTACGGCTTCGGATGCTGGCAGTACAAACCTTGGAATAAAGGGCGTTGTGCGCGTGTACGCTTGCGAGGACGGAAGTTCCAACGCTGGCAAGGGTATCGAGGTCATGGCCGACCAAATCCGCCCATCGAACGACAACGCGCTTTCAAACGGCAGCAGTTCCCGCCGTTGGTCCGCAGTCTATGCGGCGACGGGAACCATTCAGACTTCGGACGAGAACTTGAAGGATGAAATCGGGGAAATCCCCGAAGCCGTTTTCAAGGCTTGGGCAAATGTAAAGTTTGTTCAATACAAGTTCAAGGAAGCCGTCAAGGAAAAGGGAGAAAAGGCGCGTTACCACATCGGGCTTATCGCACAAAGGATTGTCGCGGCGTTTGCCGCCGAAGGCTTGGACGCTTTCGATTTCGGCCTTGTGTGCCGCGACACGCTGGCAGATGGCGGCGAAATTCTATCTTTGAGGTACGACGAATGCCTAGCCCTCGAATGCGCATACGAGCGCAACCGCTTTGACAAAATTTTGATTAAATTAAAGGGTGGAGATAACTAAAATGTACGCAAGCATTATCGTTACAGATGCAGGCATCGATGAAGTAATCAATGCCGAACGCAACGGGACCGCACCCGTCGTGCTTACGCAGGTCGGATTAGGTACGGGACAGTACACGCCCACCCCCGACCAAACCTCATTGCAGAACGAGTTCAAGCGTTTACCCGCGAACGCGCTTTCGGGCGGCAACGTGGGCGACAATGTTATCTATATCAACGCCCGCGACACTTCGAGCGATGCCTATACCTTGTTCGAGTTCGGCGTTTACACCGCAAGCGGTACGCTCTTTGCGGTATGCTCGCAGAACGTGCCCATCTTGCAGAAGGCGGCAGGGGCGCAAGCATACCTCGACATCGAATTTCTTCTTACGAACGTGAATCCGGCAAGCGTCACGCTTGGCGACACGAATTTTTTCAACCCGCCCGCGACAACCGAAACTCCGGGTGTCGTGGAACTTGCTACGGCGGCGGAAACGGAAGCGGGCGTGGTTGCGGACAAGGCCGTGACACCAGCCGGACTTCTCGAAAGGACGGCCACCACGGGGCGCGTCGGTCTTGTCCAGCTGGCGACCGAAGCGGAAGCCAATTCCGGGACGGATGCGGTCAAGGCTTTAACGCCCGCCACGCTTGCGTCGACGTTCCAAAATATCCATGACGATTACGGCTTCCAAAAGATGCCCAACGGAATGATTATCCAATGGGGTAAAGCACATTTGGAAAACGCGTCAAGTCAATTAAAGGAAGATGTTTTGTTCCCGACGGCTTTTCCGAACAAATGCACGAATGTCACGATTACGCCGATTGATTCGACCGCAAGCGTACAGGTGCAGAGCGTAACGCCGGGGCACTTCCGGGCGGATCACAACATGGACGGCTATATAAACGTGAATTGGATTGCGTTGGGATATTAGGAGGTGCAGGATGGCTTTTTATTATAATTCGACTACTAACGCGTTCTACGATACCGACGTTTTCCCGGTCGCCGACTTGCCCGCGAATAGCGTGGAAATTGCCGAAAATAATTATAAAAATTTGATGGCGCATCAAAATAACGGCGGATTTGTCGCGCATGACAATTCCGGGAATCCGCTTGTCGGCTCTTGGATGACTACCGCCGCGACGGACATGGTACACGCATCCGTATTGGCGACTTCAAGCACTCCGGGCCATGTGAAAGTTGCGGGAACATCCACGTTAATGTCTACATCGGCAATAAGCAGACAAAGTGACGGCACTATTGGTATCGTGGCATACGGTATTGGCACGGATGAACTTGCAAACCAATCCGTGACCGAGGCAAAGATTAAAAATTATAACGTTACGCATCAAAAAATTGCACTAGATGCCGTTGAAAGTTCGAACATTAAAAACGGTGCAGTTACCGAAGAAAAATTGGATTCCGTAAAGGACCTCGAAGCGGACGAAACGACGTTGACGATGACGGAAGGTTCGGACGAATTTACCCTTTCCGTAAAGGCGGGGGGGATTTCAGAGACCGAACTTGCGGCGGATGCCGTTACCACGGCGAAGATTGTTGATGAAGCCGTGACTACCCAAAAGATTGATGACGGGGCCGTTGCCACGTCGAAGATTGGAAATGGGGCGGTAACAAAAGACAAACTAGCTTCGTCCGTGATACCTTCCGTTCTTTCGTTTAACGTTCATAACGGAACGATGTCTTGGGGACCTTCCGACAATTACTTCATTATTGCAGACCTCCCGGCGGATGCTGGGATGATTTTCGATTTTACGTTGACGTTCTATGCCGAAGTTCAAAACGCTTCGCCGGGTGATGAATGGTGCGCCGATTTCGTAATCAAGACAGGGATTACTTATAACAACGCGGTCGAGAACGTAAGAAAAAGATTTTGGTTCAAGGATGGCGATCGACAGTCAATTCGTTTCACTTTCAACGGGCTAGGTTCCAACAACATCTATATAGCCGTCGAGCGTCAAACGGTGCATCCTTCTAATGATCCGCAGAATCTTGATTTGAATGGCGAAATATATCTTTCCGGGATTAAAATTTTCGGAAATTAAAGAGGTGAAATCATGGCCGTATTGAAAGCTAACGGAAGCATCTTGAAAGCTAACGGGAAAATTCTCGTCAAGAGTGGCGGCGGTGATTTTGTAGAGGTTGGAGGAATACAATATCCGTACAAAAAAATAGGAAGAAGATATTGGACAACCGTTAGCCTTCGCAATATGACCGAACACGCCATAATGCCGGAGAGCGGCGTTCCCGACGACGGGATGCTGTACCAATACTACTACGTGCATCGCGAAATTATACCCTTGTTGCCTGCCGGATGGAGAATACCGACACGAACTGATTTTTTCCATTTGGCTTTTGACTTTTCATCTGGTGCGCATTATCCAGCCGCCCCTTATATCGCAGTTGACAAGGGTGGAACAGATTTGTCCGGCTTGAACTTAAAACTTATCGGATATATCAGCTACGAAGGCGTATATTCCTACACGAACCAAAGGTCTGTTGTCTGGTCGCAAACTACGAGGCCGTATGGTTCGCCCCCATCTAAATATTGCGGTCGTTTTGTCCTTAACGATACATACACATTTGACATCGTTTCTTATGGAACGGAAGATAATCTGGAGACATCGGCGATGGAAGTCCGCATTTGCAAGGATGCTTGATTAAGAGGTTTTTATGGCAGAAAACGGCTTAAAATATGGCTTGCTATATAATTGGTTGGCCATGAAGCTCTAGAATGACAATAGGGCAAACTTGTTTCCCGGTTGGCACGTTCCGACCTATCAAGAATGGGAGGAACTTGTTAATTTTTCCGGCTGGCCAAATGTGGCAGGAGGAAAGTTAAAGTCAAGAACCGATTAGAATAGGACTGATGACTTTGGTTTTAATTCATTGCATGCAGGGATTTACGATACAGGTATTTTTGCAGGAGCAGATGGTTCATACGATATTCTTGATTTGACATATTTTTATGTATATTCTGCATCATCCTTTTATATTTGTGCGATTTCCGATGAAATGTCACCTAATTCAGTCTTATTCCAAGAATTTAGCGATTTGTCATTGTGGAGGAATCGTGCTGGAATGTCCATTCGATTGATTAAAGATTCAGTATAAACGAAAAGAAAGTCGGTGATTTCTTGGAGGGTCTTTTCATCCTCTTTGCCTATACGGTCGTTATCCTTTTCTTGACGATTGATGACCGGGCAAACGGATCAAGGCAGTACAACACCGGGGGCGGAAAATTAAGCCCCTTGAGCGGGTCCTTGTCTATCGCGGCAGCGTGGATATGGGCACCCGCCTTCTTTGTAAGTTCCGAACGCGGCTACCTTTACGGCTGGCAGGGGCTCGCTTGGTTCATTGTCCCGAACGTGCTCTGCCTTCTTTTGTTCGCTCCGTTCGCGGACAAGGTGCGGCGCATTTTCCCGGCGGGTGTCACCTTGTCCGGGTTCATGGAAATGCGCTACAAGTCCCGCGCCGTGGGCAACGTTTACCGCTTCCAGCTGGGGGCCTTGGCAATGTTCTCGACCGGGGTGCAGTTGCTCGCGGGCGGGAAGGTTCTTTCGGCGGTGACGGGAATCCCGTTTTTCGCGATGACCTTTATATTGTCCATGATAGCGTTTTCCTATTCGCAGCGGGCGGGGATAGTGTCGAGCGTAAAGACGAACGCCGTACAAATGATTCTGATGCTCCTTGTGGCCGTTTTATCGGTTGCCCTTACTTTCACCCTCGAAGGCACCGAAACGGCCCGTGACGGGCTTGCTGGCGTGTCGAAATTTGTCGGATGGGAACTTGCCCTCGCCTTCGGCATTCCGAACGCCATCGGGCTCATTAGCGGCCCGTTCGGGGATCAAAGTTTTTGGCAGCGGGCCTTCTCGATTAAAAGAAAATCCGTGTTCAAGGCGTTCGTTTTCGGCGCGATGCTCTTTGCGGTTGTCCCGTTGTCAATGGGAATTATCGGCATCGTCGCGGGCGGCAGCGGCTTCGCTGCAAATGACCCGTCATTCGTGAACCTCGAATTTATACGGGGCTATTTCCCGCCGTGGTTCATGGCCCTATTCCTAGTCATGATCTTGAGCGGCCTTCTATCGTCGGTGGATAGCAACCTTTGTTCGGTTTCGTCGCTGGCTTCGGATTTCCGGGGCGACCTCAAGACGGCGAAGTTTTCGATGCTCGCGCTCTTGGCTTGCGGCATCCTCATTGCGAACATCCCCGGAATCACCGTCACGGGCCTATTCCTTTTTTACGGCACGTTGCGGGCATCCACCTTGTTCGTCACGTTGCTTACCATCTTTGGCAAGCGTCTTGCGGCGGGTGGCGTTTTTTACGGCGTTATTTTGTCGGTTCTTGTCGGATTGCCTGTTTTCGCATTCGGAAGCGTCGCGGACATTCCCGAAATGAAGGTGGCCGGGTCCGTTCTTTCGGTCGGTATTTCGGGCGCGTTCGCCCTACTTTACACGAAAGGTGCTGGAATAAATGAAGATTACAAAAGTAAACGTTGACACGCTCAAAAGCCCGGAGAAGAACGTAAGGAAGCACAACGAAAAGCAGATAAGGGAACTCGCCCGGAGCATCGAGAAGTTCGGGCAAATCCGCCCGGTAGTGATTGACGAAAACAACGTGGTCTATTGCGGTAACGGCCTTGTGGAAGCCGCAAAATATGCGGGATGGAAACAAGTCGAAGTCCTCAAGAAAACGGGCATGAGCGAAGCGGACAAGAAAAAACTCATGATTGCGGACAACCGCATCTATACGCTAGGCTTCGACGATTTCGAGAACATAAATTCAATCATTGAAGAAATTGGGGACTTCGACATTCCGGGCTTCGACACGGAAACGCTGGAAGCCATGTTCGGCGACATTGACGAAGAAATCGAATCTTTCGGGGTCCTTGACGATACGGAAAAGAGGGAAGCGCAGGAAGCGTCAAGGCAGCAGGAATACAAGCAAGGGAGCTATTCGGAACCACCGGACAGTTCGGACGGAACGGACAACCGAACGGACGAGGAAAACGGAGCCGCCGAAGATTCCACAACCGACGATAGCGAACTTGTGTGCCCCAATTGCGGGCACGTGATACGATGATTGTAAAGCGCGTTTCAGAAATGGACGTGGTGACGGCTGCAAAGATTAGGATCAAGAACATCTTCGCGAACGGGGTCCCCGTGAACCTCGCATTTTCCGGGGGCAAGGATTCCCTTTGCTTGGCCGGAGTTGTCGAGGAACTGATACAGGCGGGGGAAATCGACCCGGCGTTGCTCACGGTGCAGTTCATCGACGAGGAAGCCATTTTCCCCTGCATCGAGGAAACGGTAAAGAAATGGCGGTTGCGGTTCTTGGCCATGGGCGCAAGGTTCGAATGGTACGCGCTTGAAGTCAAGCACTATTCGTGTCTCAATTCATTGCAGAACGACGAAAGTTTTATTTGTTGGGATGCCACGAAAAAGGACGTTTGGATTCGACAACCGCCGAAGTTCGCCATAAGGCAGCACCCGGCGCACCGTGGACAGAAAGAGACATACCAGCAATTTCTTGAGCGTAGGAACATCGGGGCCATTGCAATTACGGGCGTTCGCATCTACGAAAGCATCCAGCGCAAAAAGAACTTCGCCGTGAAGTACACAAAGACGCGGCTCGAACCTCTTTACGATTGGACGGACAAGGACGTTTGGCTTTTCTTGAAAACTAGGGGAATAGAAATTCCTATGATCTATCTTTACTTGTATCAATCCGGGCGGGGAGTGAACCGCTTGAGGGTATCGCAGTTTTTCAGTATTGACACGGTTTCGAGCCTTGTAAAGATGAACGAATTTTACCCCGGCCTTATGGAGCGCATACAGGCCCGCGAGGAAAATGCCTATCTTGTCGCGCTCTATTGGGATTCCGAAATGTTCGGACGCACCACGCGCACCCGCGCACAAATGGAAGTAAAAAAGGATTACCGAAAACTTTGTTATGAGTTGCTACGAAATCCGGGCGACAGGTTCGCCACCAAGAGCAAGCAGAAAACTTTCGAGACTTACAGGCGGCAATTCTTGAAGTGGGAATTTGCCTTCGATGACAAACTTTACAAGAGATTCTACGAGGGCCTTTTGGCGGGCGATCCGAAGGGCCGGACCATAAGGGCGATAATAAACCATGCCGCCATGCTTGCGGCACAAAGGGAGTGACTTCTTGAACAAGTTGAGATACCCGCTTTCTACCTTGCAATGGGTCCCCCGCGAAGCGTTGCGGGCCAACGACTACAACCCGAACAAGGTAAGCAAGGAAAACTTGAAGCTATTGGAACAGAGCATCCTTTCGAACGGCTGGACGCTTCCAATCGTTGCGAAGCCCGACGGCACGATCATTGACGGTTTCCACCGTTGGACCGTTGCGGGGCGGGAACCTTTGCGCTCGATGCTTAACGGCATGGTCCCCGTTGTGCGCGTGGCGCACGATAGCAAGGCCGGGGACATATTCGGTACTGTTACGCACAACCGGGCGCGTGGCGTTCACTTGCTGGAGCCTATGAAAAAGATTGTGCAGGAACTCTTGGCCGAAGGAAAAAGTATCGAGGAAATAGGCAAGCAGATGGGAATGAAACCCGAAGAAGTTTTCCGTCTTTCGGACTTTTCCCGCGATGATTTTTTAATTTTGATGACGAAGGGCACGACGGGATTTTCCCGCGCCGAAATAATCAAGGACGTATAACTATTTTTAACGGGGTCTTTTATGGACGTAAAGGCAATCACTATACTTTCGGGCGACGGCAACCGCGT